GAAGCCAACCGTATGCTTGAACCGCTGCCTAGCCACAAACAATGGAACTTTCTCACGCATCGTAACAGTGGCATGAGTAAAAGGTGTGAAGTGATCATGGTCAGCTAAATACTTAAGTAGCTTTATATCCTTCTCTTCTACGTGTGCTCCCATCTCCGTTAGTTTATATGAGGACTCTTTGTTGAAGCTGACCCTGGCCGCGTTCACTACGGAGAGGTCCGTCCCCATCGAGTCTACTAGTTCTACTTTCATTTGCTCACCTCAAGATATGTTATTGCACGATTTAAAATCTCAACACAATCATCGAAACCTCCTAACGCCCTGTTGCATTTGTGGCAGAGCCATCCTCTGAAAGTCTCGGTATCATGACAGTGATCCAGAACCCATGACCCATTCTTAGTATTCCCTTTGCCTTTAACTTGATCCTCATCCTGATTACATATAGGGCAGATGTAGCCCACAGCGGGCATACCATGCTCTTTACGTAACGCCTGTCTTACATTATGCAAGTATCTATTGCACGTCTTGCACTCAGGCCGAAGGTAGTTACCCCCTGATGTCATAGAGTATGAAGACAGGGGGAGGTACTCTTCACACTTGCTGCACATTTTACCTTCCCCTGCGCCTAAGTCCCCATTCTCTATCTCCTCAAATAAACGTAGCTGAGTATCTATTTTCATACCTACAGGTCCAGTGCTAATTGTCTAGGCTTTCCGGTTGCTCACTGCTGCACCGGTTTACATAGTCCTGCAATAGATGCAAGCTGCCGTACACATGACCTTCTTCTGGTTCCCCATTCTCTTTCCAGTGTTGTAGTTCATCTTCCCAGTTATATAATACTAATGTCTGCAAGGCTTCAAACTCTTCCTTACGCATAGGTGAGGGCTTGTACTTAGTGGACACTGTGATACTCCTTTATATATTCAAGTGAATACTCATCTGCATTAGGCCACGCTGCTCTAGCTGCGGCCATGGCGTCATCGATAGCCATGCCTACATCCACAGGTGCCTCTGTTGTAACTTCAAACACGTACTCTACATCGTCACATACATCATGTCCTTGTAGCGCACCTTCTACTATGAGTCCTACTTCTAGCTTTGGCATGGTTACCTCCTAGGTTAAGTCAACAACTTCACAAACACCGGCAGTGCAAGCTAAATCCCTACCGCCTGACGTAGTATCTTCTACCTCGTACTTCTCTAGCTCAGTCCAGTCTACCTTGACAGGCATCTTACCTTGTAGTTCAAGTGCGGTATTCTTGTCACACTCTTGGTATGGCGCTTGCTTGTATGAGTGTTCACTATAGGGTAGGAAACTAATACCTGAGATGCTATCAAAGTGTTCGTACACCCAGGCACCTACATCCATCCACTCATCCTTCTTTACCGATATTGTAACAGAAGGTTTGTGTTCACACCAGAAGTTTTGATACACAAGCCACAACTCTAAGTCTTGAATAGCGGTAGTATGTTCCCTCGTTATAGCTGTCGGAGGACTTACCATAGGAAAGCTAAACACGGTAGTCTCAGTAGGCTTCATAAAGTCAGGCTCATTAGGGATACCCTTGTCCTTCATGAACACTGTCATAGGATCTTTATTGTCCGCCCTTACAGTACGTACATAATACCTACTGTGCCTAGCATGAATGCCACTTGCGCTATCTACTAGCTGGGAAACAGTACCAGAAGGTTTGACACACGTAATAGCAGCAGACGCAGGAATGTTTAGTTTCTTAGATAGCTCTTTGTTAGTCTGGACAGCGACATCACGTAGCGTAGTGAGTACATCTTCTAAGCCGTCATGTTCGTATAGCAAAGGACAATCCATTATACCTGTAAGGGAAACTCCCAGCAAGCGTTCTTCATCGGTGTTTTGTTTCCAGATCTTACGCAGGTAACTGAAGTCAGTTAGCGTAGATTGCAATGTTCCTAGTACAGTTGCAATGTACACCTTGTTCTTTAGGCTTTCTAGGTTGTCTGTGGATCTTGCTACTACCTCGGACAAGTTACAGAATTGGTAGGGACGTAGAATAATTTCGCTACAGGGATTGCACCCAAACATATAGTCTGTATCTCTGCGGCCACTCTTACTGGCTTGCTTTGTGGCGGACTGCCTATTGAAGATACCCCGCTCTCCTGACTGACTTTCGTACAAGGATAACCACTCTCGCATGAAGGTACCCATGTCCGGTTTACTACCATAGGCTACACTGTTGTTTGCTAGGGAACGCTGGCCTTCATTCTCCCACCATTGACCCGACTTAGCGTGACGCATTTGGTCGTCACCTAAGTCAGACAAACTAATCAATGCACTCCTACGTACCCCACCAACTACTACAACCTCACCAATCTTACACATGATATCGTGGCACTCTAGCGGATCTAGCTTACGACCAACGGCACCCTTGAACTTCTCAATGCAAAACAGAAACAACTCTTCCAAGGGATCAGGGCCGGATGCTCTACCACCAAAAGTCTTAAGCCTAGCTCCTGCCTCACGTACACCTGACATATCCCACGAAGGAATTTGTCCTGCATACAGCATGGCTAGAAGTTCTCGAAGGGACTTAGCCCATCCTTCTTTGGAGTCACCTACTTTAATTATCGTATCAGACTGTGTCATGCTCTCGTTAACTACCGGGAGCTTACTTACATACATCTGTTCAACACTAAAGCCTACCCCCGTTCCACACATAAGGATGTACATACACTCATCAAAGGAACGAGGATTATCTACCGGCAAATAAGAACAGTTATAACTACCCACGTTACATTTAGCCAGGGGTTTACCCGCCGTCATCATAGCTCGCATACTAGGCATAACTTCTAATGCTAGAATAGCAGACTGGATTTCCTTACCTAGTTTACTAGCAATAGTATACCCATGGTTTTCTTTTACATGGGTAGTAAGAAAGCTAGTGTAGCGAGACACTGTCTCTGCCCACGTCTCACGTCGCCCATCTTCATCGCGCCACCTAGCATAGCGAGACAGTGCAATAAACTTTTGGTAGTCAGTTGGTAAGTAGTTATCCATTAGCTGTTCCTCTCTTTACAATATGTGCTTTCATCAGGTAGATACCGTCGCATTCATGTATCATGTCCTCAATAATATCGCGTAGCTCGTTACTAAAATCCCCATCTAAGGGGATGGGGCATTCTTCTTCTTCTATGTCTATGCTAAGTTGGCAAGTATACTTTAATCTTGGCATTCAATCAACCTTTTTAAATACCACTCTGCTTTTTCTAGGTCTTGCTTTGGCTTCCCTTTGTACTTGTACCGCCAGATGTATTTTATAATGTTGCCTTGTAGGTATGCTTCGTACCCGTCACTTGTAGCTGCTTGGATAGCAGTGATACATTCAATGCCATGCTGGTTGTAGTGGGGTGGTTTATCTACCATCATTTTGTCAAGTTCATCCATCGGTAACCTCGCTCTTTGTTTTAAAGTTTACTTGCACTACGTTACCTACAACTCCTGTAACACCTACTGACTTGTCACGTAACATGCTATTGTATACGTCATCTACATAATCACTCAGCAATTTAGCTACGTTCTCGTCACTCTCCATGATTGGTACAGAAGCACATATCATCTGTGTCAGGTTCATAACTTGTCCAAACTCGCCATCAGCAAGAGGATTTTCCTCACTCCATAGTATGTCAACAGATACGGTGCCATCCCAGATAGCTTCTGCATCTCCGGGTGGAAAGTTTAAGCCTGGACGTACACGTATGATATAGTCTTCAGCATTATTTTCCATTCTTTCCGACATATGAACTCCTTTTCGTACCGTTAAATGCTATGAACTTACTGTGTTTATTCTTACCTTTCTCTTTAAGCCATGGTTCTGGGATACTTTTTGTAGCGTACTGGAATCCATTCTTGTGACACCAATCCCCGTAGCTAGACTTAGATCCCTTCCTAATCTTACTGTTACTGTTAGTAAACACAAAGCGTATGTCTAGGGAAGGATGCTGTTTCTTTATAAAGATATGCTTCCTCCTATCCGCGATGTTAAAAATACCTTTGGTTTCCACAATGATACCATTATGAAGAACAAAGTCTGGTGTATAGGTCCGGTATGCTAGATCTTCCCACTCTATCTTTATGTTTTCGTACTCGAAGGTTATGTTAGCCGCCTTCAAATACTCTGCGGTTACGTGTTCTAGACCGGACCTATAACCATTCCTCCTAGCTATTGCGGATAAAGAATAGCGCATATCCTACCACCAAGAATCCCAGCGGAAGGCTGATGAATACCCTAACTTTGTTAGCTCTTCTTGCAGTGCTTCGTCTGCTTCCTTCTTAGCTGCTAATGCAGATTCAAGTCCTTCATTTCTTTTACTGCGGTAGCTAGACTCCTTCATTGCTTTTTTCAGTTCCGCAAGCTGCTGTTCAATTGAGTCAAGGTGAAGGGATAACGCATCCTTACGCTCGGTCATCGGTAAACGTCCTCCATAATTTCTGGGATCTCTGACGGTAGAGAACCGTGTTCATCTGCATACTCCATAGCAAAACGATAGGCGTCACCCCTACCTGTATTGTCTTTGTTGTCTCCAAACACACCCGTAAATCCGGCAATACGATGCTGCATACGTAGTATAAGTACCGACTGTTCTATAGTGTTTGGATCAGTGTGCAATCCTCCAAGTAGATCTTCACGAATGGAAGACCCATCGGCATTCAAGTACTCCTTTGTAAATCCTCTAAACGACATTGCATTCCTCCTTACTTTTTACCACGGTAATATAATCTACCATCTTTCTATTCTTAGCTTTAGAAGGGATAGATGGTAGGGTAGTCATACTAGGCCAACAAGATTTCTTAAACGAACAGAAAGAACAATTCTTGTTGAGAACTGTGTTACCTGTCTTTTTACCATTAAAGGACTCGTATACTGGTTCATATTCTCGTACAAGGATATTGTTGTTTACGTTATGGACAGTCTTCTTGATGTTGTACATAGTCTCCATAACATTAACGCCTTCTGCGGGAACGTACTTGAACTCCCCGTTAGCTTTGTTGACTACCCACCACCCTCCTACATCATACCCTGATGCAGAAGCATACGCAACTAGCTGTCCTACATAACCGAAAGCATCTCCTGCATTTAACGTATCAAAAGATGCAAACTTATTACTGTAAGACCAACTAGATGCAGACTTGATGTCATCAACCTTACCATCGATGACAATATCATATGTTCCTTTTACCTTAGTGTTAGCTTCACCGGCAGATCCAGGCACAGTAAACTCAACCGTGTCACTATCTTTGTATGCTACGTTAGCCTCGTCTAGCAGTGCCTTGAACACAACTTCTACTACATCTCCCAATAGCATGTTCATGATAAAGTTATATGGTAGTGGGCTAGCCTTACTAGGGTGATTCTTCTGCCACCAAAGCTGGCAAGAAGGTCTGCCTATGTTAGACATACGCAGTTTAAAACCCTTGCGTTCAGACTGCCCACCAAACTGGCGTTGAACAGAGTCAGCTACACCTTTTGCTATGTTAGCAACAGTGGCATCTGAGATGGTAGACTCCCCGGCGGAAGCCTTTTTCATGTACTCTGTCAACGCCAGTTCAGCAGGATGGGCCATTAGAAAGGCACCCCTTCTTCTTCTTGCTCAAACACGTTAGACATGTCATCTGCAAGAGCAGTATCCGCATGGGACATAGCGTCAGCGTTCTTCTCTGACCAAGTCTTAAGGATGTAGTCATTATACGACTCAGTCCACTCACGAAAGCTACCAAAAGTTTCTTGGTCTACCTCTTTAACTTCGATAACGGCATCCATGTCCACGTCTACTTCAGGCACGTAGTATGAATTACCATTAGGCAGAGGTACTTCACTGGCAGACATGTTGATACCGTACTGGACAGGAAGGCACTGCTTCTTAGCCAGGGTACCAAACAGATCACCCATTGTCTTGTACGCGGTGCGATTATCTACTTCCCAAATAGCAGACATGCTATCCACGTCTACTGGTACTCCTTTCTCATCAGTAGGATCGACCAGGGTTACCTCGCTAAAGATAACTCGGGTACGTTTAATCTGCTTAATCAGATCTTGTGTAGCAGCAGGTAGCGCCTTGAAGTCTTTAATCCAACCACTCGGCTTACCACAGTTAAAGCCACCCTCATTGTCCTTAAGATCATTAGACAACGTAGTGGACATGACAGTCTTAACAAAACGATTAGAGCTATTGATGTCCCCCTTGATAAACCTTTTGTACATGAACCGCTGCATGAAAGTTCGCAGGATTACGTTAGTGGCGTAGTAAGTATTACCGTCAGGGATTTCCAGCTTGTAAGCACCCCCTGGAATTACTTCCATCTTCATCTTCTTACCTTTAACTTCAGCCTCACCCATGATACCAGAATGGATCATACGTAGACGAGGAAGGGTGCTGCGCTTGGCAGAAGACTCTTCTTTAGCAAGGCCCATGATAGCTGCCATGGCGGCGAAGTTATTGGTATCGATAGTTGCAAGTTCGTTAGACATTTTTGTAGTCTCCTTTTGTTTTGTTTTATCAGGCTGCTTCAGTGAGTTCCAGCCAGTTGAAACCGATCTTAGGTTCTAACACAAGAGGCACATTGAAGTCAATACCCCATCGCAAATTAATGACATCTTTTAATGTCCTATTTACGACATCGATAATTTCGGTAACAGATGCCTCCTCGTCAGGGTGTACGTCGATTACGATGCTATCATGTACTGTGTTTACGATGCATGACTTGCGATGACGCAGCATCCTGTCAATCTCTAGGAAAGCTAGGGGTACTATGTCGGCAGTAGCAAAGGATTGCACAGGATAGTTCTTTATCTGTGTGAAGTACGTTACCGTACCATTGACCTTTCTTTGGACGTTGGGGAATGTAAAGACACGACCGGAAGGAGTAGTTACTACACCCTTAGTTAGTGCATCCCGTGCTAGCGTTTGGTGCCAGTCAGCAATGCCTTTGTACTTAGCAACGAAGTGCGTGTAGTACTCTGCTTCAGCCTTGGTTCTACCATAGCCAGTAGCCCCATATAGCGGGGCAAAGGTATGAGCCTTGGCATCTTGACGTGATGTCTTTTGTCCTGCTTCAGTGATTACCGAGGCAGTGTATGCGTGTACGTCAAACCCGTCACGTACTTCCTGCATAGCTATATCGTCTTGTGACAGGAAGGCGGCGGCTCTAAATTCTAACTGGGCAAAGTCAGCCTCAAGTATCTTACCTCCTTCCCATCGGGATACGAACACCTTCTTGACAGGGAAGGTACCACCTCGGGGCATGTTTTGCATGTTAGGTTCTTTACCACTAAGCCTACCAGTGGATGTCATGTGTTGGTTTAGTCTTACGTGAAGAAATCCATCGTCTTTGACATGCTTTTTGATGCCATCAACAAAGGAATTAATGTACGTATCTAAAGCAGACAGGCGTTGTACTTTGCCTAAGAAGTCCGCCGCTTTCTCTTTGTCGTATTGTAACGCCAATCTGCCTAGATACTCTAGCGCACTCTTGTTAGTAGTAAAACCATGTGACGCATGGAACCTACTGTAGGGAGGGCTTATTCTTAGACCGGCAACATCACTGCCGCGAACAACAGTATAACCATTACCGGTGCAACCACTGCATTTATTCTCTTTCTTGTATTGCTCACCGTTTTTCTTCCTTTTCCTAATGAGTCCTGATCCGTAACAGTCGGCACACTTACGTAGATATGATTTATAGACAGGCTCAGTGTGAGTATTAACTATATCCCTAAACTCTTTTTCACTCATCCTGGTAAGCCCAAAGTCTGACCATTGTTTCTTGTCCTTGGGTTTCCTACTGTATATCACAGAAGATAACTGTTCAGGACTAGCTAGGTTTATAGGTACGTCACCCATAAGATCCTTCAGTGCATACTCTAGGTAATCTACAATCTCACTACGCTCTGCAACAAACTGCTCGCGTACACTATTTAGTGCGTCAAGGTCAACTTTAAACCCCCGCTGATACATTTTTGTGAGCGCCAGCGTCATCTCGTTCGATAGTACAAGTGTGCTTTCGAGAGAACTCATATCTGTTGTATACAATCGCTTACGCTGCACCTGCATTAGCTGTTGGGTAGCATATAGATCAGCCTCCAAGTACATAGTTAACTCGTCCCACGGTATGTCTCGCACAGACCAGCCTTGCTTCAGGTAATTCTTAAGCGTGTCCCCCTTCTGGGTAGCCAATTCATGGCGCTTTGCACAGGCATCTAAGGACAGCGGTGCCTTCTGTCCCCGTAACATAATGTACTCTGCAACCATTGTATCCCAGACGGGACCGTCATACGTAAAGCCGGACTCCCACAACCAGATAAGATCATGCGATATGTTATGCCCTATGAGTACTGTAGTCTGATCTAGTAACCTTTGTAGGTAAACATGGGGAGTTACTGACTCAGCAACAGCATCGGCGTCCCAGTGGTACGTGTTAGCATTGTCAGGATGATCCGAGTGATCAAAGGTAAATATCATAGGGTGACCGGTGGTGGGTGGCGTAAACCCATCAGCGTGAGTGTACATAGCGTCAGGTAGAACGCCTACCATAACTAAGCTATTCTCTTTCTCAAAGGGATCAAGGTACATAACCCCATCTCTTTTGGATACTGTATTCTCTACATCAAGTACCAGTTTCATTGTCTTTATCTCCTACATGCTTAGGCATCTCCAAAAAGTTAAGGTTAACACTGAATGATCGGCGTTCACCCTTAGTGTAAAACGGATAGACACAATGGAATAGATCCGACGGGAATAAGTAGAAGTCCCCCACCTCTGGTTTAATCATAAAGTTAGTAGCACTCCAGTGACTAGGTGTCCCGTGACAGAATTGAATATGCCCATGACTAGGGTGGTGATCCTTATAGTCTTCTTCAAACTCTTTGTCAATACCCTCTGGCATAGAGAGATACCCTACACATGACAGCTTACATCCGGTATGGATATGCAAAGGATTATACTGACCCTCACGCTGACGCACCACCCACCCAGCCACGAATTGAATACCATATTTATTCTTAGCTGAGTCCATGGATCTAGCACCCATGCTATTACGGATCTCCATCCAACCAGCATACTTGCCGATCAGTTCGCGCGTCTCATGTAGAAACATCTCTTTCATGTTGTCATCGAACAGAAGCTCTTCGTCAACCTTACCTACTAGGTTGTCACTAAAGTCCTTGAGTGGGGCATCCCTTCCTGGTAACCCTTCGATGATATCATTCATCTTATTCACATAAGTATCAGACAGCTTGAGCTTTGCCATGCCGGGGCCGAATGGCGTGAAGAACTGTTCGTTCTTATCACTGGTAAAGAATGTAGCCATTAGTCCTTACCCCCGTCATCATGTGGCAGCGCACACACGAGTTCCGCGCCGGTCATCACAGCAAGATCGAACTTCGCCCCCTCATGCCCCTGTTCAGCCGCCTTGCTGCACCACTTGATTGCCTCAGCAAGATTTGGAGTGACACCCTCGCCCTCGTCATACATGTAACCCAGCAGCCACTGTGCCTCCGCATCCCCCTGCTCAGCAGCCTTGCGATACCAACGCACCGCTTCAGCGAAATCCTGGCTGACGCCATCTCCCCCGTGGCACATCAAGCCAAGTTTCCGCTGCGCCTCCGCATTGCCCTGCTCAGCAGCCGTTTTTAACTTCTCTAGATCTTCTAGCATTTGTCTACTCCTTCTCCTCAAGCAGTGTACAAAGATTTGGTATGGTCAAACTCACAGGTAATCATACCATGCCAGCCATTAAGTTTATTCTTTACTACGTTAACATACCTAAAGGGATCTTGATCTTCCATGGTTGGATCATCTGAGATGGTAGGGTTCTTTGCCAGCAACAGCATGAGGTCAGCCTCCGCTGCTTTGCCTGTCTTTGATCCCTCCATCATACTCTGATCTAGCTTTACCCTACCCTCTGCATCGGCGGATAGCTGAGACATGTAGAAGATACAGCACTCGTACTTCTTAGCAATCTGCCTAGCATACACTACGTTACGCTTAAGTAACTCGTCACCTCGCATAGAACTGTTCGTCTCTGCAAACTTATCTCCCATATCAAGTACCAAAATATCAGGGTTGTAATACTTACACACTGACTCAACCCAGGACATCTGACGATCAGATCCATCTGCTACCTTAAGGTGGGGACGCCTCTTTGTCTTCCAATAATCGTAGTACTTTTCCTTATTCTTAATGATAGTCTCACTACTTTCGTTAGTAGCTGCATTCAAGTACCGCACGATGACCCGGTCATACTTCTCTTCATTAAGTAACACTACACAACTAGCACCCTGCTCGATAAAACCATTCTTACCTGCCAGAATGCTAGCATGGAAGGATGTCTTACCTGTGTTTGGCCTAGCCCCTACCTCTACTAACTGACCCGCGTTAACACCGGGAATACGTTTAGCTAGTGAGGTTAAGTTAAACTTCCAACGGTACTTACCTTGCTCGGCTGCAAGCAAAGCATCCATAGATATATCTTCCCACTTAACGGTAACTTTAGGGATGAAGTCATCGCCATACTTCTCTAACAAGTTGTGCAAAGGTTGTAAGTTCTTGAGTGTACCATTGATACAATCAAATCCTAAGTTAGCTATCTCGTCACCTATTACCTGCTGGAATAACTTAGATAGTACTGACTCAGCAATGTCAGAACCCATGGCCGTTTCATTTTTGATGTCATAGAATAGCTGCTTATATTTATCCTTTGTAGCGGTAGTCATAGTGGGATTGTCTGCTAGGAATACCGCCTCTACCTCGTCTGGAGTTAAGCTCCTATCAAACTGTTCCATCGTCTTGTCTACTGTAAGTTTAATCTTTTGTACATCTTTAGAGAATAACTTTAGTGGGCACCTATCTCCTCTGTGGTTTTCATAAAAGTCTTTGTTTAATAGGCTACGTACAAGGGCTAACTCCATTGTATATTCTCCAAGTTGTTAAAGTCTTCTTCGTTACGGTACTTAAGATCGTCGTGCAGCTTTAGGACTTTAACGGTATCAACATAAGGACGTAGATCTCTACACATTTCAACTGCTTTAGGTAATGCATCAGGATCAAGAGCGATGATAGCTGTAGAGAACCGTGACAAGTACTGTGTGTGTTCGTCGGACATCGAAGTTCCCATTAATGCTACACCAGTTCGTTGACTCGTGCCAACTATCGCAGCACTGACACAGTCCTCCACAACCACCGCTACAGTACCACTACCATAGGCGAAAGGCAATGAAGATTTACCATACCGTTTCCACTTAGGCATTCTTTTTCCTAGTGACCTGCCAGTTGCATCCACAACAACAGCGTCATGGCGGACAGGAAACACCACCCGATGTTCCAGAATGTCATATCGTAGTAGGCGTTCTTGTTCTTCAAGACCCCATGCACTGATCCAATCCATTGCCACACGAGATCGCTTACATGACACAAGGTGTTTAGGCATGTCAAATACCAGCTTTCTTTTGTCATAACCTTTCAGCCTCCTCTTTATATCTTCCGCAGTTAACGATGTCTTGTCAGCACCACGCAACTTACATGATGCCTTGTAGCAGTTCCACATAACGTGCCCATCTAAGTTAGATACTGAAAGCGTTTTGTAACCTTTACATGCCGGACAATTATCCCGCACGGATGTACCAAGGGGCACGTCAATGCATTCAATGTAGTCAGGTAGCATTTGCTTTCTTCCTTCTAGCACCTTCTTGCCATCGCAATTTAAGCTGGTCTTTCTGCTCTTGCGTGAAGGGTTTGGAACGATTAGAAAACGGGTTCTTCCCCATCCTATACGGATGCAAATCACAATGTATAACAGCACAGTGCTTTACTTCTACTCTATCACCACAACAACAGTCAAGACACTTAGCACGTATGACTTTTAGGAGAGGTCTTCTATGGTGTTCCGCCATGGTTGCATCTGTCATTTAAGTTTCTCCAGTTCTGCCTTGAGGTATCTAAGTGCTTCGATAAGGTTCCACGGATAAGATTCACTGCCCTCAAATTCCTTCTCTATCTTAGCTACCTCTTCTTCAAAGACTTTCTTCTTATCTATATCATGTTGTTGCATAGCTATTCCTTTTTTTCTTGTACGTTATTCCTCTTACGATACCTGCCCATACTACCCATTATTGCATTCCACTTTGGCATCTTAATCTTGTAGTTAATAGGTTGGTAACCAGGGATAGGAGTGTGGGTAATGTGTACCCACTTGCGACCATATGTCACGTCAAGCTGACGCCAACCGCTACCTATGCGGGGAAGTTCATCCTGTAATAGTACCCATTCCTTTTCGTTAATCATATTACTTACCCTCTCTAGCTTTCAGTGCATTACATGCACTCTTAAAAGTATTCTTCATGTACGGCATCAAAGATTGTGGATTAGTGTGCCCCGTAACTGCCATTATTTGGGGCAAAGAAACACCAGCCTCAACCATCTCAGTAGTAGCAGTCCTACGTAGATCCATCATACGTAAATGATCAGGTAAACCTGCATCCTGTATAATCTTTCTGCCTAAGTAAGACAAATACTTAAGACCATAGGGTAAGTATGTACCAGCTACCGGCACTACGTTGGGTACTACCCAGTCTTGGAAATCAAAGTCTTCCTTTTGTTGTAGCAACATAAGTGTGAGATCTTCAGAGATAGGTAGGTGTACTGATGTTCCTCTCTTTGACTGTTCTATGTCTACTCTTTGCCCGTCTAAGTCTAAACAATCCCATGTTAACAGCCGCATATCACCAAGTCTTTGACCCCACTCGTAGGACATTTGCACGATTAATCCTACGTTACGATGTTCAAACTTCTGGTATGCTTGTGTAAGAAAAGTAGTTACTTGTTCCTTAGTCCACACTACTTTCCTAGGTTTAGTTGCTACACGTTTGACAGACATGAAGGGATTAGTACGAGCTACTAACTCTTCTGACAGTGCATAGTTCCAGAGCCTAGTGGATGCAGTTACTATGTGATTAGCCATATGTGTGCCGCGTAGTAGCCACTGTTCGTATGCATCTTTAGCGTGTATATTTCGCAGATCAGCTAACGGAATGTCCCCTATGTCTTGCAACATAGCAGCAATAAACCTGCGATAGTCATGTTGTGTTCCCTCTTTAGTTCTGTAGAACTCAGGAGAAGTAAAGAATTTATTTGCAACAGTTGTTAGCGTTTGTTTTACACGAGGCATGATACTCTCCATTTTGTCCTATGATGGGACATTAATAGTCAGAGTTAGCACCCCAAAGACCGTGATCACCTGACTGTGCCTTAGCAAGCACACCAGGAAGATCTTCTCTAAGACACGCATACATAGCTCGATATACTAGAGAGAAATCTTTGGGTCTATTGTAGTGTTTACTATGCATGATACGTGTGTGTACCCACCCGTTAGGTCGCTCTTCTACTTCTAGGTAGTTATCGTGACCTATGAAGTGAAATATCTTGTACCCTAGATCGATGTCAGAATTTACCTGTTTCATTTGCCCTATCCTTCTTATTCTTGCTGTCTATTTCGTGTAGATACCCATCAGTACCTGCATCAAGAGGACACATAACGCTAGGATTTTGTGGCATCAATCGGCCCACTGTCCATGACCCTGTGTCTTCATTGAGAAAGATTACTAGTAGGTATCCTTTAGATGACACACCTCTAAAGAAAGGAACTTCCTGGTAGGTTTTCTTTAGCTTCTTTGCACCCTCCACAAAGGGGACACATAAAGAAGGGCTAGCTACGGCTGTAGAAGCAGCCATAACTAGCACCACGACAAAGAAAACTATAGCAAGTGTATACTTCCACGACAACGTCATATCCATTTTCCTTTTTATGCAGCCTGGGCCTGGAAGATAGGATGCTCCAGCCACTTAGCTACTTCTAAGTTCCGACTGAACTGTCGCTCGACTAAGTTGTCGATAGAAGTCTTTCGGAAACCAAACCTGTTGGAGTGTGAGCCGTACTGTGTGAACGCACTTTGAATTGCAAACACATTACTACCCCGGACACTGACCTCGTCCATGATGGACATCATCATCTCCTTTGCCCGTTTCTCTTTGAACAGATCCTTAGTTACCTGCTCAATCTGGCTATGTGTTACCTCAGTCTGTGCCAGATGCCGACAGTAGTTAACCTGCCGGATAAAGGTATCCTTGCTCTGTTCAATCTCACGAGCAAAGCTATCCTCGGTAAAGTTCTTGGTACTCTTACGCTTGAAGTGTTGCAACTGACCCGTCCAAAGGCCATTGGTGCAAAAGCTATCCACTGCCCCGGTGATGCTGTTGTTAGAAGTAGAGGCATCTAGCGATGACCAGTAGATTACCTGTGGCAGTAGCGTAGTCTGGTGCCGCTTGCTTTCTACAGGAGTAGCTTGACGAGGGAACGTCATCTTCTCCAGGCAGAATGCCCCATCACGGCTGATCTTTGTGGTGATCTGCACCTCGTCCATCCACTCCGGTACAATCTCTGCCACTGTAGTGCGCAGAGCATGAAGCAATGGCTTGAAGCCGGTACGCTTGGCACTGTTGCTACCCACAATGCCGATGACCTTGTCATTGTCCTCTCGGATGACGTAATCCTTGCCATTAAGGCGGGTAGGTGATCGTGCCACCGTGAAGTCAGCGGGGCCAAAGTCTCCGGTGTACTCATCAGTATCAAAAATATCGAACGGCATGTTATGCACTCCTTTTTTTAAGTGGCAGTACGCTTGCGTCGGTTTGAATCCATACCTTTGCTCCGCATGACAAAGGTTTGTCTGGACTGTACACAATCTCACAAGGACCATCAATGTAAACCCGATGGGCGTAGACGTTATCCTTGTACGTCTTAATGGTTAGCGGTGCATCTCTGCCTCCTGTTTTACTATTGCGTTTAATTACGTGCTGATTAACATGTATGTATTTACGCATTATCTAGATCCTGTATCTGTATGGAGAGATAGTTAAGTACGTGATAGAGCCTCTCTACTTCGCGGCCACTTAGATCCTCACGATCCATGAGCCTATGGACATGATCTACCTCTCGTTCAAGGTGCATCTTCCTATTGATGTTTATACTATCCATCTTGCAGTGCCCTCTTAGATTT